CACAAGACTTGATTCATCAACAGGTGACCAAGAGATATTCTTTAAAGAAACTATACTAATAGCTTGTTTAAGTGCTAACATTATATTACTTGTTCATAGTAACACAAACCAACTCCTGAAGTCAGGGTAATTGCGGTAATATTCAGAAAAATTGTCGTCCCTGCTGCCATTGTAGTGTGAAGATTTGCTATTGCACTTCCTGCTGCTGTAGTTGCATTAGCTGCTGCTATTGAAGCTATTACGCTTTCTACAGGAAAGTGAACACAATAATAGTCTTTACCTGCCATTGCAGTTGTTCCTATTACATCACATCTGTTTTTACCCATTTGCTCTGTTAAGAGCTGTTGTACATTTTCTATTGCCATTTTTTAATTTTTTATTGTCCGTAATATATATAATTCGTAGATTCAGGAGCTTCACGTTGTCTGTATTGAACTTGTTCTGTTCCTGATTTTTCTGTTAAGTTTAATATTCCTTTTGTTACTATTCCTTGCACCACACCTTTAGTGTCAGCAGCAGGACTTAATACATCTGTTTCTGTAGCAGGTGCAATTGATGAAGTTAAAGGGTCAGCTATTGCTCCTATCCAACTTACTTCATATACTTCGTATTTCCAATGCCCTGCTGGTATTAGATAGACTTCTCCGTTATACATATTAGGTGTACCAGGCGGACTAACCGAAGTAAAAGTCATGCTAGTATATCTATCATAAATTCCTAAACCCATTATTGCATAAGCATAATCAACCGAACCATCCATGTCATTTATAAACTTAACTAAAAATCTTATTTGAGTTGAAGCAACAGAAGTATCTATACGATTATCTTCAGTTGACAGGGCTGCACTTATTGCTGTTGCTGTGGTTGCTTGTATCATTCTATAATATAATAGAAAAAGTCTGATTCTGTTTGGTTATAAAAGAAAAGAGCAGCTTAACGCTGCCCTAATCCAAGAAATATATGAAAACTACTAATTGTGTTATGAAGTCGTTATTGAAACATTAGTAAACGCTGCATTGTCAAATGGGTTTGTCGTATAGTCTGCAACCATTGGGAATGGTTCTGCTTCCATTCCATCGAAGGTAAGAGTATAGCCGTTTTTATCTCCCCAACTTGCGCCAGTATCCATAGTACCTGCATTCAATTCCATACCATTAACTCTACCTAGACAGATAATTACATCGTGTCCGTTAGATAATTGTTGATTTAATTGAGCAAAGATAACCGTTTTTGTAGCACCTAAGAGTTTAATCTGATTTTGGTCTTCTTTTGTCAGTCTGTTAAATAATACCTGAGCCGTTGGCGTATAGTATATTGTTCCATTGTCACGAGAACCTACAATTGTATCCGTAACAGAAGCCACACCTAAAGGCATAGAGTATCTATAAAGCCCTGTTCCTGCACCCATTTCAATATCTGTTACTTCCCCTGATGCTTCTACAATTCCTACTGTTTCAATAGGAGCTGTAAAT